CAATTTTACTCCATAGTCTGTCATTATCCCAACCCCAAGAACCTACTTCTTTATATCCAGGTTTCTTTCTATGCCATCCTTTTTTTGCTGGCATTATTCCTGCTCCTGTTCTTCTTCTAATACTTTCGCTTGATACAGCGCATGTAATTCTGGATTAGTAGCCAATAAGTGTAATACACCAGCGGCCATGGCATCTACCTGTTGTTCAGTTAAACATAGATTCATGGTCATTTCAATTAAGTGAATCCATTCATGTGTCAATGTTTGTAACATAACACTTGAGGGTAGATCTGGATCTACGATAATTGTGTTGGTTGTGGGATCACATAGACCCAATGCATCTCCCAGTTCTCGTGGTTTGGCTGCTCGTATTGTCCATAGTTGGCTCATAAATTCAATCTCCATATCAGTCATATCTGCGTCCTTTGTTTTATTTATCTCTGTTTATTAAAATACTTGTTTTATAGACATCTTACTAAGTCCTAAAGGACTTAAAACTCATCAATCACTGCGCTGTCGCTTCGTTCATTGACTTCGTTTTTTTTATAAGTTATTTCTTTCAAAGGCAAATTATAGATTTACTTAGAAGTAGATAAGATATTCTGAAAGATTTTGAAGCCAAGACGGGACCGACACACGGGTCCCAATCTTATGACATTCTGATGAGTTTCTCCACCTGTCTCGGGTATAAGTATTTTACCGCAGTGCTAATGGGCTCTGTGCTTTCCCAACTTATCACGATACACTTTATGTGCTGTAAGCCTCGTCCCTTGTGCTTACATTTTTATAGCGCGGTTTTTCGTATGCTAACATTCATACTATAGTAATGCTTGACTCACTTCCATTTCTCAGGATAGTTGGATTTACCAACGGGAGTGCCTTACTATGTCATGTGTGCGATGTCTCATGTCGCCTTTTCCACAGCAGTATTATAAACTGGCCTGCCAACCTTGGGTGTTAGTTATCTTAGTGTATTATGTGCTGGGTAGCGTTGTTTGCCTGTGTAGTATTTATGTCTTGATTCATAAATCCAAGACATCGCACAAGCGTTTCAGCACTTGATCTTTGTCTTTTTGGATCAGCACGGGTTTGACTCGGCTGTCTGCATTGATCAATGGTTCCTGGCTTTTGTTCTTGTAAACAATGGCTCCATCTTTGACTTTGTATTTTAAGTCATCAATGATAATGCCCCAACCTCGTTCTGTTAGATCAATGATCTCTGCCCATTTTTTTGCATTCTTATTGTCTGGATCTACATAGGTGTGTGCTATCTCACCCTTTGAGTTTACCAATGTGACTTCTGTGTAGTCTCCACCATAACGACTTTCCTTGTCTGCTGTCTTCATTACTACCCACGGACCTGTTGCTGTTTGAACTGCCATATACATCCTTTCAATCATGTTATTTGCCTTCTAAAGTATTTATCTATTATACATTAAAATATCAAGTTATACAAGTTTAATTTAGCCAAAAGAAAAGCCCGAATATGCCTCGGGCTTTTCAGTGATAACTTCCGTTGCAGTTATTATCTTGTAGCAGGACTTTTTAAGGTTTACTTTGGCAAATAACGTTTAAGGAACACATATGAGAGTATGTTGTTTTGCCTGCTACAAATATTATTTATGTCTCGTTGTCTTAAATCTGTTTATGTTTACAGCGATCAAAATGATATTGAAGCATCTGTGGTCGCCCACCAATTTTACCACAATGGGGACAAGTTTCTTTTGGTTTAGGAACACCAGTAATACTTGGAATAACACGGCCCATTAATGTAGCACTACGCCGGGCATTTGATTCAGCAGTTTGTTTAGGTAATGGTTTACTTCTGGCACCAGAGCCATTGGTATTACCTTTCATCTTTTCATTCCAACCAGATAATTTTCTACGTTCTTGTGCTGCCTGTGCTCGTTGACGACTTTGTTCATCTTCCCATTGTTTATTAGCCATTGCTCTTAGATGTTCTTTTTCTTGTTCTGTTTTGACAAGATTCCAATTTGTAGAATGTAATTTCTCATCACTGAGTCCAGGTAATTGAATATTGCCCCATTCTTGGTCATCGTCTTTCATGTGATATCCTTTCCAGTCAGCATAATATATTCTTCTTGGGAGATTCTTTTGAAATCATTATTATCTATATCATCAAGTAATTTTCTTAATCTATAATCAGCACCACCTTTTTTTAAACCCCAGATTTTCATATAATGAATTACACCCAATGTATATTTCATAAAACAACCCTCAGGAGTTATAATTGGATTATATTGATTAATTGCTTTTTTCTTTTGTCCTTCTATCCAGGAATCATTAGATTTTCTTTTAACAGCAACTTGTTTCATCTGCTCTTTATATGCTGGATCATTTTTTCTGGATTCACAATTTTCTTTATTTTTTCTAATCCATTCTGGATTGTTAATCCTTTTTTGGTGACCTTCAATTAAATTATTTCGGTATACTTCATTATTTTGATAAAGTTCTTTCATTATATTACTATGATTACTTTTCCATTCTGGATCTGTAATTGTTTTAAGTCTTGTTTGTTTTGCTTTTTCTTTATAAACAGGATTATTTGCTCTAATTCGTGCGGCTGTAATTACATTCCAATTCTTAGCATGTAATTCTTCATCACTCATTCCAGGCAATTGAACATTGCCCCACTCATCAGGATTATGATCATCTAAGTCTCTTGGTGTCGTATTCATATTATACTCCTGCTTTCAAGTTAGCCAACATAACACGCTTCATCATTGGATCAGTGTTGTAATAAATTGTATCAGCAATTTTAACTGCTACTCGCGGTGTGATATCACTGAAGTGCATATAATTATCGTCAATGTAATCCATGGCTTCATCCACTACAGTTTGTGGATAACCATTGTATTTTTTACCATCAATACTATAGTCATGAACTCGGCAATTGTCTGTAAGCATCATTTCGTTTTCAACCAAATGCTTGGTATACATATATTTTTGTTCATGATTGAATACGCAACTAACACCATTAAAACGACTGCTAAATGCTTGTTTCCATTGAGCAAGTTTTTCGCCGATACGGTCCATTGTGTAATTGGTAATAACAATAATGTTGCCATTAAATGCAAAATCAAATGGAACATCAAATTCTTCCATTAATGCATTTTTCTTTGCTGTATTCCAACTACAGAGACGATCTTTACCTTCTTCAACTGCACCCAAAATCAAAGGAACAATTTTAGCCTTTTCTGGATGGTTGATAATATCCACGTCATCTAATACTAAAATACGATGCGGGAATCTGTTTAGATAAAGTTTAACATAAAGGCTAGCGGCTGTAATAGTGCCGCCTTTAATGTATTCTACATTTTGTTGAACACCTGCGTCACGCAATGCTTTTTTAACCCAGAAACTTTTACCAGTTCCTGCGTCTCCCATTACCAATTGTCCATTAATGGCACTACCTGGATTATTTGCAAAATTTAATGTTTGGTAATATGTTGTTTGAAAAGCCTCTACCACAGGCTTGATGATTGGACTAATTTTCTTTGTCATTGTAAACTCCTTAAAGTTTGGTTAAAATTTTTTAGCACCTTGATGCTGTATAGCGTTTGCTATGTGTATATTATACTACCTTATTTATTTTGTGTCAACTTCTCCAACTCAGCCTGTTTAGCCAAAATCTCAACCTGTAGTGCATGTCTATCCTCTTCGGCGGTCATTTCTGCACGAACTATCTTTATGGCATCTGCAATGTCCGTGCCCGTGTATAGTTGATACATTGTTCTAATTTGGTCTAGGCAGTCTTGGTTCATAATACTAAAGTATGATATAAGGGCAAAAAAAGCCCCAGGAGTTATCCCAGGGCTAAAGTTAAACAATTATACTAGCAGTAATTACGATTCTTCTAAATAATTAGAATCACCGGAATCATCAACCTCAGGCTGATAATTCAAGACAAACCCTCGGGGCTCGCCTAAGACTTTAATGAATTTCTCATCTCCGTCAAAGTATTTACGTTGTAGATTCTCATAATATCCCATGCTCCAAAGTCGTTCTTCTGGGGTCATATTGTATTTGTTTAGTCCATTGACATTTTCGGTGAGTATTGGTTTAGTGGGTCTAACTGGTTTGGCACGACTATAACGCCAAACTGCCCGGGGTTGTATCCGCAACATTTCACGATTGAACAACACTGCCTGCAATCGTTCTTCTACAACATACACACTGAACCAACCTGTGAGTCCATGATTTTGACTTAGATAGAATGCTGAGTTTTCAACGAATTTCAAGTCATGTGGTTCTTTGTCAAACACAGCAAAATTGTAGTTGTCTGGTTCCACACCTGGACGTTGTCTGTTGTCGCTTTTAACTGGTGCCCATGCTGTTAATACTGCTATGCTGACTCGTGGATCTGGCAGTCTATTAATACTTGTATCAATAAACTTCCAAGCAGGATGATGTTTGAAATGCTTCATCATCTATTTAACGCACCCCTCCGCTTTACTTTGTGATCAAGTAGCCCACGAATGCCAGCACAGCAGTTATGATGGTGCCAAATGTGGCAATCATTTGAGTCTGCTTACTGGAATTTTGACGCTCCAGCAACAACCTGATGTCAGCAAAGCCTGCCGCAGTTTGAACTTTAAGGTCCGAGAGATTGGCTTCGATTTTCGCAATTCTGGATTCAACAGCATGGATCTTCTCCTCTAGTGCGTTATACCTTTCAGTGCATAACTGCACATGTAGGTTCAAATCTTCTGCTTCTGTTTTTGCCATGGTCTTAGATTTACTTTTTCTTTTTTGCTCGCTGTTCGCTGAGGCGTATTGCCACACCTTGCTTGGCTGCTTTATCACGGCCTCCTGGACCGGGGTAGTATTTTCCTGTTGTTCCATACTGATATCCTTTTCCGCCTCGGGGGCCTGTGACTCGTCTTACTGGCATATTAGACCTCAACGCTTCTTAGGCGGCTTCTTGCCTTTGTTGGTCTTGGTTCTCATTCCGCGTTCTGGTAAGTCTCGTCTTTGCATGTTATGCTCCTTTTATGCTACATTCAAATGTTCTGCTGTTGCGTAATCGCCAACAATATAAGCAGTGACCATTATTCTATCTCCTGTGGGGATAGTATGTGTGGTTAAGTTGTTAGTGTTGATTCTTGTATTTTTAATCTGTATAGGTGTTCCACTAGCGGCATTGTTATGAATCATAATAGTATACATACCGCCAGTGCCTTGTCCAGTTAAGTTTATTAAGTCAATTATAGTAGTGCCTGAACCAGTGTTAACAGTTAAACTAATGCTGTTGTTATCAGTGGCCGCAGGTGTATATGTGGCACCTTCTGTGACTGTGGCAGTGGTAATAGCATTACGAGTAGCACGATTATTTAATATATTATTGTTTGAAAATACAGCATAGTCTGTGCCAGCACTGCTTTCCAATGTAATTGCGTCACCAGCCAAAGCCAATGTAGCACCAGCACTGCTTGTGGTAATCTGCGTTGTGCCACCACTGCCTTTAATTGTATTTTTTAATAATTTTAGATCAGCCAGCATGTCAACACTGGCACTGGTAGTGCCACCAATATAGCCAATATTACCTGTGATTGCTTGGCTACTTAATGTGCCAGGACTGGCATTTAATGTCCAAGTTGAACCACTTCCAGATATGATATAATAGTTCTGCAATGACACACTAGAAGCCACAGTTATCACATTACCCACTGCAATAGTGCCTGTGACCAATGTGCCAATGGTCAATGTTGTGCCACTGGTGCTACAACCTGTGGCTGTAAATACCGAAGTTTTACCTTGACTGAATGCCAATCTATCACTGCGAAGAGCAGTGCTTTCAGGCGTTGATTCAATGGTTGTTATAAGATTGGCATTGTCAGTGATAGTTGTTGCACTGGGTGCCAATGACAAAAAGAATCTAGAACCTATGTTGGTATTTGATACCCAGTTTTCGCTGGCTGAAAATCCAAAGAACGCAGGCACCACAGCGGAGATGTTGTCATTTAACCAACCAGTTGAAGTATAACCAGTGGCATCCACTGAACCTATAATATTACCTGTTTGAAGTGCCGCAGGACTGGCCAAACTTCCTCGTGCCCTTTCAAATACTACACGACCACGAAGACCATTGGCATTGCTATAACTACGCAGAATAGCGCCAGCACCTTTGGTGTTATCTGCACTATTGTCTAGGCTAACACCGCGATATGGGTTAGTTGGTCCAGTTGAATTCAATGCCCAAATATCACCAGCGGTTGCCAAAGTAGAATTGCGAAGAGCACCTGCTACATAATTTCTTGTATTAGTTAAATTGCCACCATCTGCCAATGTTAAAACAACATTACCAGTGCCATTGGGATCCAATGTTATGTTGCCATTGGCGGCTCCAGTGGTGATGCTTAAAGCACCAGTGCTTTCTGTGATTGTGCCACCTTGAACATCTATATTTCCAGCAAAGGCTACATTACCAGTTCCAGCGGATGTTGTAAGTGCTGTGGTGCCATCGCTGGCTTTAATGATATTACCATCCAATTCTAGCGTGCCTGCTACAGCGACATTTGCACCACTTAGTGTTAATGCTGTTGCACTGCTTGATTTAATAGTATTACTGGTAACGGTTAAATCACCTACCACTGTTACATCGTTGTCGCTGAGTGTAATTGCTGTTGTCCCATTATCTGCGGCAATTAAAGGTGCTTCTATACCAATTCGTGCCTTGAAATTCTTGTTTGCCATAATTCATTGTCCTTATGATTAAACCACTACTGCGGTTCTTGCGACTTTATAAACTGTCACGGAGTTTGTGGGTGTTGTTAATAATCTAACAACTCCGCCTGAGATATCCACTGAAAATGCAGCCAAACTTGTGTTAGTTGCAATATCTGCATAAGTGGTTTGATTGGCTGTTGTGCCATTGTGAACAACTAATATTTCCAATGCTTGATAATCACTGCCACTTGCAATACTTACCAAATATTTTGCTGTGCGATATGTTGCGGCACTAAAACTATCTAACACTTGATCTGATGTTGTTGCACTTGTTGTTAATGTTGCTGTATCTAGCACAGCACGACTGTCAATGCTAACTGAACCAAATGTCACTGCATCTGTGGTTGCTACACTTTGACCAATGGCAATTGTTCCTGTGGTGATTGTAACGCCGGTTCCTGCCGTAAACAAGGCTCGGACTTCGCTGTCACTGGCACCAGTATAGGTAATAACTCCAGTGCTATTATCGTAAGACAGACTACCAAGACCGCCTGTATCAGATACCGAGATGGCAGTCCTTGAACGAGTGTTTGTAAAATATTGATTAGTAGTGCCTTCATTTAAATTGTCCGTGGTTTTAGTGGCTAGTCTTGTGTCAAAATCTGTGTTGGCTCTAACAGTTGTATAATAAAGATTTGTGCCTTCTGCTAAATTGGTTGTTGTCTTAGTGGCAAGACGAGTATCAAAATCTGCGTTTTGTCTAGCAGTTGTATAATAAAGATTTGTGCCTTCTGCAATGTTTGTGGTTGTTAAAACCACTGTTGGACCTGAAATACCATTTACACTGGTAACAGCATTACCTGTATTAATGTTTAATGTGCCAGCAGTTAAAATTGTAATGTCATCTGTGGTGTTTGTGACATTTACGCTACTATTCGGCACTTCGACATTTATAACCTGCCCTTCAGGTGTGGTAACAGTGATGCCCGAATTTTGTGTGACTGCTATTACACTTTGATTTGTTGTAACGGAGATATTACTCATAATAACTCCTTATGCTATTGTTAGTGCTGTAAAATTATTTTCTAAAATAGGATTACCAATGCTGACATCCGGCTCGTAACTTTGTATGAAGGCCCAGCGATGACTATTGACCTGTGTGGGTGTATCTGCTGTGGTCCAAGTAATACCTACGATTGTGATTGGAACATTCTTTCTAGCATCAGGAATAAGTGCTCCTGTATACATGTTAGCAGGAATTGTAATGTTGACTGTGCCTAGACTGGCATTGACTACATTGACAATACTGCTGTCAATAACAGGATCTACTTTGGGAAAGAATCCAATGACTAAACTACTACTAAAATTTGGCACGCCATTGCGATCATATGTAACTGGATTTACCACCAGTGTTTGATAATCTAAGGCAAATGTCCAACCTGTGATATTTGTGTTGAAGTTGTAAGCGTATGTGCGCTTGGTTGATGGGAAGATTGCTTCGGCTTGGATATTGTCCGGGCCACCTAAGAAATCGCTGAATGATAATACACCTGACATAATGATTCTCCTGAGGGATAAGGTATAGACTCTGCGGAATCTATACCATTATTTATGTTGATTTTGCAAACAAGATTCTTTGTCCAGTGATACGAGTAGTGCCACCGCCAATACCTATGGGTAATACTGCGTATGCTCTTAATCTTGTTTGATTAGGAAAGTTTATAGCATCTTCATCAACTGCTAATATTATTGTGTTACCGTCATTGAATATATCAGCGTATATAGTTATATAAGGTGTGGATGTCCCTAATACTAGGCATTCCAGTGTTTGGAATCTAGTGGCATCACTGCTGTTTTCAATATTAAGAATATATTTGGCACTTCTATAAACAGTTCTATCCCAACTATCAATTGTTGTAAAAGTTGTAGGATCATAGTAAAGACTGTTGCTGTATTCTGCGTAAAATGCTGTGGTTGTTATTGTCTTAGTGCTGACACTGGTTTGTTGAACAATATCACCAACTAGATTTATATCATTGTTCACAGTAAGATTATTTTCAACTTGCAGATCATTGCTGATTGACCAAGACGCTGTTGATTCAGTCCAAGTAATATAACTGTCTGTGGCACCGCCGAATCTATCTACATATATACTGGCGTTGGTGCTGGGATAACTGGCATTGTTGCGTTGAAAGTAAAAGTCACCACCTGTGAATATTGATCCAGTGGTGCCAGAAATAAGAGCACCATGACGACCTGTGCCAAATAAATCTTGACTAACACGAATACCATATCCATTTTCTGTGGTCAAAGGACGATTGAATTCAAATCTATCTTCTGTGGTTTCACCAAATTTAATAACAGCATCACTGGCACCTCGCTCAAATGTAATAGTTACATCTTCAGTGCCTGTGCCATCACTGTTCAATACTAGGTTTGTGCCCCTCATGTAAATATTATTACCCACAGTTAAATCAGTGGATATAAAACCATCACCAGTGACATCTAAGTTGTAAGCAGGACTAGAATTATTAACACCTAATCTACCTGTGTTGAACCATTGATTGGTTAAATTAAACTGTAGTCTATCTCCATTGTGATTTAAAGTCACTGTATCATTTGCGGCATTATTTGATAATACAAATGTTCGTTCACTGTTAGATAATGCAAATTCAACATTATCATTGGGACCTGATTCAGCAGAATTTACATGTAATTCATAACTTGGAGTTGTATCATTGATGCCAACTCTGTTATTAACAGCATCCACATACAGCACACCTTCATTGATATTGGTTTTATTTTTAGTGCTTTCAATCAATACATTTGTATTGGTGTATGTGTTTGGAGGATTTTCTAAGAAGTTATCCGTGCTGGTAACAATCCTAAACCTATGAAGATCAGTGCTACCAAAATAATCAAATGCCAATTGACCAAATCCCACAGGTGCACCAATGATATAACTGCCTGCGGCCTGTGCTGTAAAGGCTGTGTCTAATGTCAATTGATTACCAGCGATGATGGTTATCAGTGCTCCATTGCCATCAGGTAAGCCTGTGCCAGTTACTTTATTACCCACTACTAGACCTGTGACATTGTTTAATGTCACAGTGAATGCACCTATAGCACCACCACTGACATATGTCTTTGTTGATTGTGTGCCACTGCTACGCTCAAATCTCAGTGCTGGACCAGCATCATTGGTGTTGTCATTGACTGCGTCTGTAACTCTACCATTTAATCGTTGTGCCACTACACTTTCATATTCTTCCCATGCTGTGGTATAGCGTCTTGTTAAACTCAGTGTTTTTTCTTTGGTATCAACACTGGTTTCATTTTCATTGATCCATTCTGTGCCATTATACCATAAGAAATCACCTTCCACGGGATTTGTAATAGTTACATCAGTTAAATCATTCAAACTACCGCCGCCAGTGGGACTTGGCTTGTATGGGAATCTACCTGTGTTATAGTCTGTGGCTCCGGGATTGCTGAATGCACCAAAGCGTTTCTTGATACCCATACGGGCTTTGATAAACCAACGACGATATGTAGCACTGTTAGCAGGCACTGTGGTAATTACATCGGTGATGATTTCACCATTTGTGAATGTTGGATTATTGCCTTCTGGTGTGATCTTCTTTAACAGTTTGTAGTTGTCTGCTTCTGGAAAGTCATACAACAATGCTGATCCAGATAGTGTTGTGCTGGTATCCACAATGTAAGTGCCCAGGCCACCAGTGACTGTGTAAGTTCCTGCGGCCTGTGCAGTCACAGCATCTTCAATTCTAACTGTGTTTGTTCCTGTGTCAATTTCTAGAATAAAACTGCCATTGGGTATGCCTGTGCCAGTTAGAGTATGACCAATCAATAGACCTGTGACATTGTTCAGTGTAATCAATCTACTTGTAGTCGTGGCTGGATTTGCACTAACAGGCTGCCCGCCTGATACAAATGTTTTGCTCACAGGATTGTTTGCGATTTGACTTTCAACAAATATGTCTGTGGCACCAAGGTCAATGCGGTCGCCTGCGTTTATGTGTCCATAAGGTGTGCTTGTAATTGTCAGTAGGCCTTTGCCTACAGGTGCACCATTGCTGCCAGTGCCAGGAACAATACTTCCTGTCACAGTCATTTCATCCCAACCTTCTGTGTAATACAATTCTATTTCATCATAGGGACCACCTGTAGTTGGTATTGTGACCTGCAATTGAAAGTTGGGAATGGCAACATCAGCATCAATGGCCGCAATGATAACATCTGGTGGTGGAGGTAAGTTTGGACTTGCACCATAAACACCAATACCAATATTTTCTTCTGTGGTAAATTCTGTGATTGGTTCTATAGTATAGACATCGCCATTGTATTCCATGGCCTGTATTTGTGCCACCAAGCCGCCTTCTTCTGTTTCCTGTTCTTTCACACGCATGACTCTAAACAGTTTTGGATTCCAATCATACAATTCACTGTAAACGTTAACAATGTCTCCGGCCTGTGTTTGTATGCCATAGTGGTTTGAGGTAAAATCAATGACCAAGTCATCACGACTTTGACGCAGTTCCATTTGACCTAGTATGTCGGCTTGAATACTGTTGTTACACAGATCCAGGCTCATACGCAGTTGATTGTCCGGCTCGTTGGGATTTCTTTCTCCTGCATTTATTTGATTTCTAGCATAGGCCTTTTGATCCTTGTTGTATTGATCATAGAACTCTGCCTCAACTGAATTGTATAAATCATCCAGTCTAGTTGAACTAATACTGATACCTGAAATAATATTATCATCACTGAAACTCAACAATCCAGGTGCTGTTGTGTAAAATGTAGTGCTGGCAATTGTGCCACTAGTAGATGTTGTATAACGGCCTATTTGTCCAGCAGTTTCACTTGAACTAGGTGTAAGTTGTGCAGTAATAGTGCCAATTAGCGTGCCAGCACTGTTATAAAGATTTTGACCTGTTTCAATACGGCCTTCTGGAAAGGCGGTAACTGTTAATGTGCTGACACTTCTACTGGCTGTGAAATGACTGGCACTGACTGTGGGGTCTCCAGCAGTAATGGCTTTCTTGATCACTGGACTCCATAAGCCAGTTGAGACATCATAACTCATCCATGCTCCGCCATTTTGCAGAATGATATCTATGTTTTCTTTTACACTGCGAGTAGTGTCCAACAAACCATTGATTGTGTATCGTTCTTTGGCTTGGATTGTGGCACCATCTTTGGCAACGTATGTAATATCTTCATCGCAGAAGTTACGCCATGCTGTTGTTGCGGTTGTGTCAATATAACTACTGTCAATACCAGCACCATAACGAATGCCAGTCATGTAATCCTGCCAAACATCCGCAGGATTTGTAACACTGTTGCTGATATCAAATGTCATGTTTGGCAGTGCTGTAAATCCTTTTTCACCATTGTAAGTTACTTTAACAATGGCAAATACCAGCCCCCTCATAGCGAATCGATCAGTCCAACTATTGTCATTGTCGCCCCAAAAGTCATATGCTGCCTGCGTGTTACCTGACGCTTGTGTTGGAAATATCTGTTTGTTTGCCGCACTGCTGCCTGCGTAAACACGAATTTCAACTAAACTTTTACTATCTACAATAAAGTTTGTGTCAATGAAGTCTTCACCAGGACCATCCACAGTTTTTCTACCATCTTTGATCTTGTGTGCATTGGTGGTTGAATCTACCTGTGTTAGTCTAAGGTCATTCCAATATATGTTATTGACATCATAAGCGGCACTGACATCATTACAGGTCTCACTTAACACTATGCAATAAAACATGGTGTTGTTGGTTTTTTGGTCTGTGCTGATTAATCTTGCATCAGTGATAGCACCATTCACATACGCACTACCATACAGCACTGGAATCTTGTTGTTAGTTGCTGGCGGAACTTGTATGCGTCCACCTTGTGAGGCTGCTGAGGCGTTGCCGCCTTTGTTGGGATTGCCATTGATAATTCTGCTGGTAATATAAGCGGCACCAACTGCAACAATGGCACCTACAACAATTGCGGCTGTGCCCACTAATCCAAATATTGTGCCTGCTACATAGGCTCCCACTGCGGTAAATGCTGGCATATCAAATATCCTTTAAGTATAATTTTTCTGTTAATCTAAAACCTCTGCGTTCTAGATCATAGTCTGTGGTGCTGGTCATTCTAGTTGTGAAGTATCCTTGTATTTGGTCATTGTCCAATAAAGCATCACCTTGTTCACAGAACTTGACGAACAATCTACCTGCACCTAATGTGCCTCTATATTCTTCACGCACATACCAAACCAATTCACGAAGACTTGTTTTGCTGGGCATCCATATATTTTGTTCTCGAACTGCTACCAGTAAACCCACTGCTACTTCACCATTAAAATATAACCAAATATATCCGCTGTGTAATAAACTGAAAACAATTTTAGCGAGATGTTGTCGGTCAATAACTTCTGTGTGTTTGTTATAACTTGTGCTAGACATAAATTCTACAATCAAATCTGTAACTACATTTAAATCTGTTCTTGTTGCTAGTCTAATCATATTATCTTTCGGGGTTATCAATGGTATCGCGAACACCTCTGTTGCTAGGTGAATTAACGCCGTCTGTGCTTGAAGCCGCAGGTGCAACATAAGGCTTGCCAAAGTCGAAACTTGAATTGAACAATGTTTCAACTCTGTCCATGCTGGGATCTACATAATACCAATCTAGACTAAGACCGCTTCCGTTGGTCAATGTTAAACTTGTGCCACCCAAAGTATTGCTTAACTTAAATGTATTTGCTGCCACTGGACCTATTACATAATAAGTTGAACCCTGTGTTAGACCTAATTGTGTGGTATCATAATATGTTATTTGATCACCTATGCTCAGTCCATGTGTATTTGATGTTAATACATTACTGGCAATGGCTGTAATTGTCTTAAATGCAATGGGCAGTTCGGCATAATATATTTGGTAGTCTTGACGGTTTGTTCTGCGACCAGAGACTTTATTTTCCAACACACCCATGATGCTTGAAGCAATGATAGTAATGGTATGTGTGACACCAATATCCTGGGCCTGTGTTTCAATGTCTTCCTGCACTGAATAATTACTGACTACACCAGCAAATCTTTTGTAAACTTCGCCAGTGATGACTTCCTGTGTGGTGTAATCAAAGAACGCACGGTAAATGTTTATTTCACCACCTTTAATTGGCTCACCCAATACTGCGGCAATGTAAGTGGGAGGTATAGCACTTAATGAAACTTGTATTTCATCATTGGCGTTTGAAATGTTGCTTTGTATTTCACTGACAGACAAAAAACCTGCCAGTGCTTCGTAGGTATTTCCGTTGTGAACTACAGCCTTATAACAATTACTGATATAGTAAGTTGTGCCATCCAATGTTAGATCAATTAAAACGCCGTGTTCAATACTGCGGTTATCTACTTGTGTGATTGTTGTGGTCATAGTATTTCCTCTACCAATTCAATGTCGCCTGTGAGTTCTACCAGTTGTCCTGGTAGATATCTAATCTGTGGTAATTTACTGACATTCACGACGAACTGTGCGGCACGGGCTCCTAATCTAAGATTAGTGCTGGAGCCTGGCAGTGTTCCAATAAAGCCACGATGAATAGGAATTGCAACAGCGGGAGTGCTGGTTCTTTCACTGCCACTTAAAGTTATTGAGCCCGATGTGCAGGCAGTGGTTGATACAATGTTAATCTGTGCTGAACCGGCGGTGGTTGATACAATATTTTCAATGTAAGTTACGCCGCCGAATGCGCCGCTGCCCGCAGTTTTAGTTAATAATTGTCCAACACTTAAATTTGTTGTTGATGACATTCCAGTAATGGCTGTTCTTGTTGTAGTTGTTGTGTAAACAGTAGAACTAAAAGTATTATCTAAACCAACACTGACTCCGGCTGGTTGAATTACACCTGTAATTCCCGAGGCAGCAGTGGGAACAACTACATCTGCTGTGACAATATATGGATAACGAGTGTTTTGACATCTTACATAATCACCTTGTTTAACTAGGTAAACGCCTGCGGCAGGTGCGTTTGTGGCACTATAACTTAATATAATATTTGTGCCTGACGCACTTGTTGGTTCATATCCATCTAAGTTGTTATTATTAGCGTTGGTATCTCCACCGCCTTGATAATTAATCATCCAACTGTTGCCCAGTGTGGCTAGAAATGTTGTTTGACTAATATTATTCAAGTAGAAACTCATTGGTGTATATTTGTCTCCATCCAGCAATTCAGCAAATACACTTCTGTATTCACTGGCAGTCCATACTGGCTTGGGTGTGACTGTGAACCTAAATGGATTGGCCCAGTTGCGGCTGGCAACACTGATGCGTCCACTGCGACTAATAGTCTGTGCCACTAATTTACTACGATTAACTTCTACATTAACCGCTGTGTCTATAATATCTTGTAATGCCATTATCTACGGCTCCTTATTGGTAATTGTCTTCTGCCCTGTTCTGCCACATTATGAATAAATTCTGGATCACGGGCCAACAATGCTTTGAAACTACTTGCATCCACTGCTTGAATGCTGTAGGTTACTGCTGTGTTGTTCACAGTGCCGCCACCCATTGCTCCATTAGGAATTATTGTGCCTGCAGTTCTTGGAACAAACAATTCTGGACCCTGCTCACCTACAACACTTACTTTGCCCATGGGTGGTGTGCCGCCGTTGGCAAAGAAGCCTCCAAATAAACTGCTTAAGAATCCGCCACCTCCACCTCCGCCAAATATTCCCAACAATGCTTGTTTTGCTTGGATACGAACAAAATCGGCAATTATACTATTGGCAACATCTTTGAATCCATTTTTAAGATTTTTAAATGATACATCACCTTTGGCAAACATATTTGCAAATGCATCTTCAAAACCTTTAGTGAATGTATTAAAATAACCGCTGGCCTGTTCGGCAGCATTTTTACTGCTTTCAACATATCTATTAAACGCACCTTCAAATCCTGTGGCAAAATCTTCAGCAAGGCGTTTGTCTTGTTCTGCTAATGCAATTTTAGCGTTCTTTTCATTTTCAATAATGCCTTTTCTTTGTGCTAATTGTCCATTATAAGTTGCGGCATCTTCAATTTGTTTTGTGTTTAATTCATCAATACGGCCTAATGCAATCAATTTTGATTCAAGTGCTCCTTTTATATTATTTTCCAAATCATATAATTTTACTCTTTCTTCACCTTCTGCTTGCAATATTGTTAGATTTAATTTATTTGTTCCTAATGCTGTTGCTTGCGCTTCTTTCATTTTATTTTCAAGTTCAATACCGGCCTTCATATCCTGAGTCATTAAACCGAACTCTTCTCGTTCCGCTTGTCTCTGTCTAACAATTTCTTGTATGCGTTTCTTTTCAGTGTCTTGAATGGCAGCATTTGCCAGCATTGCCTTGCCAATTTCTTTGTAAGCCAGGGGTTGTTGTGCAATTAAGTCTGTGACTTTCTGCACTTCAGTTTGTTCAATGCCTAATAATTGTAAGTTTGCCTGTGCGAAACCTTGTTTCTGTTGATTGACTGTTTGTTCTTGTTGTAAGCGAACTTGTGCAACATCATTGGCAGCCTTGGCATTGATTTCCAATGTTTTTTGGGCTATTTCTTTTTCTTTTTGTATTTTACTTAGATCTGTTTTAGCACGAATATCTGTGGCAGTTTTTTCAATGCTGGCAACTCGGTCTGCTTCAATCTTTTCTATTTCAGTGGCACCTTGAATAGCAGCCAATCTGCGAATTTCAGCGGCACTTTCAGCAATACGCTTTTCACTTTCCAAGACTGCTTTTTGTCTTGCATCTAGTTCTTGATTACGACCAGCGGCACCTGCCTGTGGTTTTGCTGATGTTAATTTACCGCCAGAAGTAACAGCACTGACTTTCTTTGCTGTTTCAGCGGCTTCTTCTGCTAGATTCTTAAGATGATTTTCTGCGGCCTTATTATCAGCCATATTTTCTAATACTTTGTCAAGACCTATAACTGCACCTGCTGTGGCAACAGCGGCTGCTCCTAATATTAGTAATCCTTTTGGTCCTTGCAGTGCAACTATGCCTGCTTGTATTGCGGCATTTATTTTCAATGCAGAATTAAGTGCAAGAATTGCTTTACCAACAGCAATCACATTGGTAACCACTTGCAGTGCAAATGCACCAGCCAATGTAATACCAACTATTTTAATAATCTTTTCTGCGGCTGCGGCATTTAATTCAACTTCGCCTAAACTTTTAGCCAAAGGAGTTAAAGCGTTGATTGCGGCAATTTGTAAATCTTTAAATGCCTTTTCTAATTTTTGAGTTGTTTCGGCAGCAGTTTTAATTGCCGCTTCATTTTCAGCGTATAACTGTGGATCTAATGCCTTTAGGAATTCTGCGGCATCCACGCTTCTAAATGCTTTGCTTAATAATGTTGCTGCCACAGCACTGCGTTCAGCACCTGGAGGCAGTTTGGCTAGACCTTCCACAGTCTTTTGTAGAATATCTGCTTCACTGAGATTCTTGAGATCCTGTAAGCCTACACCCACTTTGGCAAATGCGTCTCTGGCTGCTAGACTTCCTGTGTTGGCGTTTTCAATTGCGGCAAAGAATGTGTTGATAGATTTTTCTAAATTCTTACTGTTACCACCTGCGGCATTCATGGCCGCACCAAATGCTTGCAAACTTCCAATACTGATATTAGTAGCATCACTGAAGTCGCTGATACTGTCTGCGGCAGTAAATGCACCTTTGACAAACGCGGCAAAACTTACACCCAATAATGCTGAACTCAGTCCATTTACATTTCTATTGAGAGCAGTTATTTTATCACTGGCTTTGTCAATACCCTCAAGTCCTCTAGTGACAAAGTCTAATATAAATCTTTCATTAGCGGCCATATTATTTTCCTTGCTTGTTTATATAATCTTTAACATATTTAATTGTTGGATCAGTCATACCATTTGGTGCTTGTCTGCTCCAACCATCATCTAGTCGTTGAGCATAGGGATAGTCTGCTTCAATGCGATTATTTCTTAAATCTGTGTTAGATTTTGCGTTTCCTGAACGCAATGGTGTAATCCTATAAAATTCTTGATATGCCACGCGAGCCAATGCTTGAGGACTTAATCGTGTTTTTATTTGTTCAAGTCTTTTATTAATTTCACCGCTCATTGTGTCTCCTTTTTAACTCGTTCCATCGCAGCCATCATTTGTTCCTGTGTTAATTCAGGTTTTTTCTTTACGCCATTTGCACGATCACTTTGTTCTTGTTCCCAAGCAGTCATAACATCATATACCATAATATCAAAAGTAGATGCATGGGCTAAAACTTCACTAGGTAATTTATGATAAGTTTTAGCCAACATACCTATTGTTATTATTCTTGCTGTTGCCCAGTCGTTGGGATTGATTGCTTGGTTTTTGACTTTCCCAATTCATCATTAATAACTGAAATCGCAGCCAATGTCAAATCAATGGGCAGCATTTGATCTTGAGCCATGCTGGGTTGGCCTTTGTCATTGAGAATCAATTTGCGTAATATTACATTTAATTGGTTGCCATCTTGCTCGCTTTGACTTTTATAAAAGTCAAAGTATGTTGTGATATCTACGTTGTCATACACATAGAAAAACACTGGACCATATTGTTCTATGATGTCTGTGTTTGTGATCTCAATCTTTTTGAGTTCTGGCTTTTTTGCGAATTTACTAATATCCATTTTATTTCATATCCTCATATCTTTGTTTTAGGTAATGAACGGTTGCTAGTGCAAACTTCATTCTAACTTCTGCTTGTTCCAAGTCCTTCTTGGCACATCTAATCTCGCTGAGTGCTTTGGCAACTTCTGCTTCTATACTGCGAAATATTTCATCATCTGTTTTGTTATCAAATATCATCACATCTCCTTACTAGTTATTTATACAAAGTTTCATCCAAACAAAAACCCGCCGAGGCGGGTTAGTGTAGTTCCCGTTAAAGAATCAACTTACTGTATAGTCACCAGTTACAGTTAATGTCAAAGGTGAAACCCAGACTGGAGCGTCTGCACTAACAGTTGGAGCCAAGCCAGTGATGTAAGCAAGACCACTAATAGTTTTGCCTGCTGTGCCTGTGCTTGTGTCGCCCAAGTATAAATCAAAATCAACTAAA